TGCGCCACCGATTCCCATTCCATCGGCAACTCTTCGGCCAGGCCCGAGCGAGTCTTGGCGTCGTAGGCTGCCGAGTGGGTTGTGTAGATCACCCGCTCCTTGCCCCCTACCCCCTTGGCTTTGCCACCCTCCTGCGATACGGCCTTGGTTTTGAACCTGAAAAACCAAAGTTCGTCAGCCCACTCTTTGACCAGCGGCGAGGACTGCTTCGACAACTTGAGTTCGTAGCGGTCGTATGCGGCGAGAATGTCCGGCGGCTCCGTGCGCTGGACCTTGGAGTGTGCCAAGACCACGACATGCTTGCCTGCGTCGATCAAAGAATCCAAAGCGGTCAAAAACCGGCTGACCTTTTCCGCCGCCATGACCCACCCCTTGCCGAATCCGAAATCCTCGACGGATTGCTTCTTGCTCGTGGCGAGGAGGTCTTCAACCGCCAACCGCTCCGCCCAATCGGCGCTGTCGATGACCACCGTCTCGTAATCCGTCCGGCTGGCTTCTTGGATGCACTCGCCGAGTTCTTTCCAACTCGAAACCGCCACGCGATCCACGGCGAGGTGATTGCTACCGCCCTCGATGTCGAGAAAGAGAGGATTTGGGAACTTGCTGGCGAAAGTCGTCTTGCCGACGCTTTCGACCCCGTAAATGACCACCCGCTGTGGTCGCTGTTGTTTTCCAGATATAATTTTCATGTCACTCTTTCGTTGTTAGTTTTGCGCGTTGTGTGGGATGCGCGCCCCCCTTGGCTCCTGCCCTCTCAGGCGAAGCGGAAATTCATTCGTTATTCGTGAATGGCGTATCTCATTCGTCGGACGGCGAGTAAGTCAGGCAGCTCCACCGAAGCTCGGTCTCGGCTCGGAGCGCCGCCGCGAAGCAGTCCACGCAGAGCGGCCCGAGGTCTTTGTCCACGAGGTTCGCCACCACGGTCTTGCCCTCGGCCGTGCAGAGGTGGCAAAAGCTCGAGTCCACGGAGGCGTTTTCGATGAGGTCCATGGCGCTCAGTCCCGGTCATCGAATTCCCTCCACCGGCGCTCCCGTTCCTTGCGGCGGTTCTCCATGTCGCGGAAGCGGTTCAAAATCGTCTGCTGGCCACTCCAGTAAGCGGCGCACACCGACCCGAGCGTCACGATCGCCAGAATGAAACCTTCCCATGCGCTCATCGTGCGAGCCTCCCGGTGATCGCCAGTAGCAAGACCGGCACAGCGATGATCTGAATAAAGTCGAGTGCGTAGCCGAGACAGCGGAGCGTCGTATCGGCGTCCATTATTTGGCCCTCCGTTCAAAGACCACCGCGAAAGGCGTCACCTTGAATGAGCGCCAGAATTTCAGCCGAGCCTCGTCCGGCGTGCTGGCGTGGACATAATCGCCGAAGGGTCCGAAAACCCCGTTGGCGGTGCAGAGATACAGGTTCATGGTTGTTTCCTCCTGGTTGCTGTTGCTGTGTTGCGGCGATTGGCGCCACGGCCGATCCGGCCCATGAGCCACTCGCGAAAGCTGTGTCGGGAGATGTGCCAACCGCCGGTGCGCCCGAATGGCAGCGTCGCCAAAAACTCCCCTTGCCGAATGTGCGGATAGAGACCGCGCTTCGTCAGCCCGCACTCTTGGCAGGCTTCTTCGATGCTCATGAACTCCTGCGAGAAGATCATTTCCGCGCCCTCCGCTTGCTCTTGCGTTCCACCATTTCGCGGACCGCTTGAACGATCACTTTGCTTGGCGTGATGTTTTCGGCCTCCGCTTGCCTTTTGATTGCTTCCCAAAGTTCTGCTGGGAAACAGGCCCCTTGTTTTCTGCTCGTCGCTGTCATGCGGTGCACTTTTTTATTTCGGTGCACTTATTGCAATAAAAATCTGTCAATGGGGTGTTATGCTTATACGAAGATTTTTATTGACATCCGCATAAACACTAGGTTTGCGGGCGAAAATATTTTTTTGGTGCACCGAAAAAAAGATCGGTTGCAAGTGGTGCACCTTTGCTTTTTATTTCAAAATATGGGCCGCAAAAAAAAGCCAGAGTCAGAAAAAGCCACAAAGCCCGGCGTGTCACTCGACGCCGAATGCCGCGATATTTTGATCAAGATTCGGCAGTATGAATATGAAGCCGAGCGCACCGACATGGCCCAAGCTCAAGCCATTAGAAAGTGCATCCGCCTCGCTTGGGATTTACACTACGCGGCCAAGTATCTTCCGTTTACTGAGAGCATCAACCTCAGTCTAGTTGCCGAAACGCCGGGAAATACCGTGCCCCAGGACTCTGCCGCGAGTGTCGTCGTCACGCCCGAAACTTCCGATGGTGGACCCTTAACTCGCCCGACAATCCGTTACCCGAAGGGTGGTCGGCGGAAATCCACGATCTGACTTTAAATCTTCCACCAACTCCGCCAATCCGCCCGGCGTGCAGGCACGGCGTAGGTCGAGATGACTAGCTGAATCGAAGTCCCCATCTGGTAAGCCGTGCGGCCGGGGTCGTTGGACTTGCCGAGGTGGTAGGTGGCGAAAGAATGCCGGAGCGAGTTTTCTGGAAATGTCTTCCAAGCCACCGCGCCCTCCCGCCGTAGCCGCTTCACGAGCGCCCGCCGCTCCTTGTAAAATTCCGCCTCCGTGCCAGCCACCAGCGGCCCGCGCTTTCCGTTGAAAAGTTTCATGCGTTTTTTCAACGGCTCCGTCATGTCGACAAGACGCTCGCGGTTCCCTTTCTTTTTCTGCTTCGCCACTTCCGGCCCGATGTAAATCTGGCCCTTTTCGACATCCTCCCACCGAAGCCGCAAAATCTCGACCGTCCGAAGGCCCGCGAAGCCACCCAGCAAAATCGAAGCCCGCAGCGTGTCGCTCATCGCCTCGTCTGATAAAAGCGTCACCATTTCCTCGGGAGTCAGGATGTTTCGCTTCGGCGTCGAGTCAGGGCATACCACCGGCCGCCACGGTGACTTGTCGAGAAGGTCAATCTTAACGCACCAATTAAAAAACATCCGAGCGTAGCGATAGATCGTCGCCCGCGAAGTCGAGCACCCCTTGATCGTCTTGAACCACTCCAAGCACCGCACCGGCGTCACGCCCTTGAGCGGCCCGCTGAATCCCTCCGCGATCCACCGCGTCACCTTCTCCACTTTCTCCCGATGCGATTTCGAGTAGTCCGAAAATTGACCGTTAAACATCGCCACCGCCCGAGCCACCGAAACGCCCGTCGGCTCCTTCAGCGAATCCGTCCCCTGCTCCTTGATCTGAGCCACAAGCCGACCGCCCTCAATGTAAGCGCTAGCCTCCTCCGCAAAAAAGCGGCGAATCCTAGAGCCAGCCACCGCCGCAGGAATTTCCATTTTCCACGGCGTAGAGGGCCGCGCCGGGTAGAAGGAAACAAAGAATCGCGTTCCCTCGGACAAAAGTCGTGTTGCCATAGCAAAACAACCTGTTGCCCGTGTTGCCCGCGAAATCAACCTTTTAATGTCACAAGCGGTCAAAACGAGTCGAAACAAATCAGAAACGAAAAAGCCCGCAGAGGCTTTATTTATGCACCTCTGCGGGCTTTCGGTGAAGAGATTACCGGCGGTCGGGATCGAACCGACACTTCGTGAGAAACGCGATTTTGAGTCGCATTACTGCTTTTGATTATCAACTACTTGCAACTCTGTTGCCCGCTGTTGCCCTGTTTCTTGTTTTTCACTGGCCGGAAAATAGCCACGCCGCGCACGCCGTTGTTGCACATGACGCGAATGATTTTTTTCTCAAATTTTTTTTGATTCGTGAGCGTTTTCATTTGCGAAAACACCGTTGCGAGTGATTGGCCGGATTCCTCGGCTATGCTGGCGACGGTTTTCCATCCTTCGGCTTCGTAGGCGGCCAAGTTGTCCTCTTTGGTGGACTCGTAGAAGTTCGCCCAGGCGGCGCTTAGATCGGGAGAAGCCAGGGCTGGCCTTTTTTTCGTTCGCATAAATTGACTGTCAGGGAGGTGTCGCAGTAGTGGCCCCAGGCGAAACCTTGCGACCACGCGAGGGTGGCGCGGCGTTCGGAGGCATAGGGCATGTCGAAGTTGGCGAGCATGCCGACGCAGTAGCCAGAGGCGCCGTCGATGTTGCGGGCGCGCTCCCAGCCGACGCGGTGGAGGTGGGCCATGACCACATTCCCGTAGGTCTCCGCGTGGTCCCTAATGGCGCTGACATTGAACATCGAGCCGTGGACGAATTTGGTGCCGCCGAGTTCGACGAAATTCCGGATGCCGTAGGGGGTGAGCGGGGCGCGGAGTTTCTTCGCGGTCTCCTCGATTTTTTGGATGGTTAGGTTGGCCGCGTAAGCGAGGAGGGCGTTCGGGCTTTTGGAAAATTTCCAGAGTCTGGCTTCGTGGTTTCCGCAGAGGATTTGGTTGGGCTCGAGTTCGTGGAGGAACTCGATGCCGGCCATGAGGTCGCCCGCGACATCGGCGGCGTGGTCGGCGTCGTTGCTGTCACGCACGGCTCCGGCGCGGAAACTGGCGAGGTCAATGAAGTCGCCGAGGTGGATCGTGGTTTGGGGCTTCCACGCGGCTTTGAATTTCAGCACGGCGGCGCGGGCTTCGGGATCGATCTCGGCGCCGTGCGAGCATCCGACGGCCATCCACTTTTTCCATTTCTTGATTGGTGTCATGGCAGGTCGGGGATTTCGTTGTCTTTGCGGAGTTCCCACAAATAGGAGCGCACTTTTTCGAGGGTGGCGTCGCATCCTTTTTGCGTGACGCCTTCGTCGTCTCGCCATTCGCGGAACTCGCCTGAGCCGTGTTTAAGGAATGACCGGATTTCGTTAAGAAGGTCGTCGAGTATTAAAACGGTGTCCATTCCCTTGACCGCGCAGATGTGTTCTGTGCGCTCCTCGGGCAGGGTGAATTCGAGCGTAGCCTTCATTCGACTTCCTCCTCGTCGTCCTCTTCCTCTTCCTCGTAAGGGAAAAGGAATGAGTGGGCTTTTTCGCTGAGGCTTTCGACGGCGTAGTGGTTGCCCCAATGCGAATGCATGTGGAAGGTTTCGCCAGCGTCTTCCCAACTTGTGACGACGAGGCCGCAGTCGAAATGCTCGAGGAGGAGCGTGCGGACTTGCTCGAGGACTTTCTCCCGCTCCGGCGGAAGGGAGGCTTTGGTTTTTCGGCTCATGCGGCGCGGTTGAGTGCGGCGAGAAGGGCGGCGTGGGCGGCTGGGGAGCAATCGTCTTTGCGGCCCGGCGCGATGTCGGCGTGGCGGATGATGTTGGAAAGGGGAATGTGGTATTCGTCGAGTATCGGGAGGAGGTATTCGACCGCGCTGAGTATGGCGTCGTCGCCGAGCGGCACTTGATAGGTGTCCCCTTCCCACGCGAGGCCGATGGCGAAGGAGTTGGCGTCTTTTCGGCCTTGCCACGAGCTAACGCCGGCGTGCCATGTGCGTTGGCTGGGCAGGGCGAGCACGGTGCGCTTGCCGTTGCGGGCGATGATGCAGTGGTAGGAGACCTTGCTCACGGGGTCCATGCACCACGAGACCGAACCCGCGTAAGCGCCGGAGGAGTGGTGGAGCACGACATGGGTCGGCTTGATGACGCGGCCGGCCGAGACATTAGGCGTCTTGCGGTTGGTCTGCGGGTAGTAGCGGACGGGGGCAGATGCCGTCGGGGACGACGGCGTTCCTGTGGACTTCGACTTCGCCGGTGCTGGTGCTGGCGCGGCGGGTGGCTGGGCCATGGGGAACATTCGGCGGAGGAAGTCGAGGAAGTTCATTTGTCTTTGAGCGCGGGCAGGGTTTGCTGGAATTGGCTCAGCGCGTGGAGGAGGTTGGCGTTTTCGCGTTCGCCTTCGGTGAGGCGCGGCTCGAAGCGCACGACGGTGCGTATGTGGAGCGTGCCAGCCTCGCCGATGCGGTCACCAAAAGGCGGCATGGGAACGGCCACGCAGGAGGTCAGGAAGGCGAGAGCCAAGAACAGCCAGCCGAGGATCATCAACACGGCGGCGGTTTGTTTGGGGGTCATTTTCCTTTGCGGAAAACATTGATCGCGCCGACCAGTCCGAGCCCGGCGGCCACGATGGCTTCCTGATGCTCGGGCTCGAGACGGAGGCCGATAGCGGTGCCAACCAAAATCAAACCGCGCCATGTGGAGTTTTCCGCAAGCCGGTCGAGGATGTAGAGGAGTGCTTTCATCTCCCCTGCGGGCATGTCAAAGCCTCATGGGCGCGAAGCGAGGATTTGCTCGATTCGCTTGGTCCGTTCGTCGATGCGGGCCAAAGTCTCGGCGCGGTCGGCGGCGGTGGCTTCGATTTTTTGCAGTCGCTGCTCCTGCTTTTCGTTTTCGATTTCAACGCGATTCACTTTTTCGGGAAGAATCCACCACGCTTGGGAGGCCGAGAAGACGGTTGCCACCAGGGCGAGCGCGGCGATGAACTCGCCGACGCTCATTTTTACCCCTGGTCTGTTTCGGACAACTTCAGTGCTCATTAGCTGTTCGCCTGAGCGATGAGGTTGCCGACGATGGCTGTCGTCGCGACATTCGCGAGGCGCTCGGTGTTGAGGGCCGAGACTTTGGCGAGTTCGGCGGTCAACTCCGTGCGGACTTGGCTGGCCACGGTGGCGGCGCTTGGGGCTGTCGCACCGCTGACCGGGGCGTCGAGGCGAGCGAGTTCGGTGGCGAGTTCCACGCGGACCTCGTCGGCGATGGCGGCAGCGCTTGGCACGGT